CACATATCTCCAGAGTCCATAGAACGCCATGTGTATCCAGGTCCAGGAGGAGTGCCTAGTTTTCCTCCTTCATGCCCTGGAATATTATCAGATATCATGCCATTAATTAAAGCCCCATATTTTTGTGTCATGTCTGCTGGAATAACTGATTCTCCAGGTGACAACATTGCAGGGACTACATCACCCGCACCCTTTGGACCTGGAACACTTATTATTCCGTCTGCAAATTTTCCAACTTTAACTGGACGCACTCTTGGAGTTATTGGCTTTGGAAATGCTCGATCTCTTAATGAAGCCTTATGTCCTTTTTGACGTCTTTTTAGTGACGCCTTTTCTTCTTCTTTTCGAATTGCTGCTTCTGTTTTTTTAGGTACAACTTTAGGTTGAACTGCTATGTGGATTTTATGTAATTCTCTCCAGTCTACAGACCTAGCCTCTTCAAGTCTTTTTATCATTGAATCGTATGCAATTCGTTCTTGTGGATCAAGAAGGCCAAATGAAGATATTGTTGCCTTTAGTTTAGGAACAATTCTTTCAATTTCTGCTTTCATTAATGTATGATATTCATCAGCAGTCATTGATCGTGCAATTGATGCTGTTGATAATGCAAAATCACTTCGTGCTCTAGAACCAATTGTTGAAGGGTCAAGCATATTAATCATTGCTTGATTTTTTAATGAAAGCATTTGTGCAAAATCTCTTTTTCCAGAAGCACTTCCAAATACTCCTGCTGCGCCTACATCTGCAACAGCATTTCCAGAAATATTAGATTTTGTAAGATCTTTATCTCCACGAAGAAATGATGCTACCGCTTGTTTAAAGAACTGTTCTTTTGTAAATGTTCCAGGCATATTCTGAAACTTAGAATCAACTGGAGACTCTAAAACAATTAATCTTCTGTCTGGATTGGTTGGATCTACCATTGTGCCAATAGTTTGTTTTGGAGAATCTAGTCCATGCACATCCCTTTGAATTCTTGTACTTCTTTCTTCTGCCATTGCTGATTTTAAATCAATTGCTGGTTTAACAAAAACTTGAGAGCCACCTGGTTTTTCATAAATGCCACCAATTCCAGGAACTGGAAAACTTCTTCCACTTGATTCTGCTATTAGTTTTCCATATTTTGTTGGTGTTGTTTTGGCAAGTTTACTTGATTGAACTTCTTCATCAATTGCGTCTAATAATAACTGTTGGGTTCTTACTGATTGAACTTCTTTAAAACCATCTGGCATACCTAGAAATAGTTTTTTAACTTTTGTTTGTGCTTGTTCTTTTTCTTGTTTCTTTTTTAGGTATTCTGTAGGAGCCCATGATCCTGAAACCGCAGGTGGCATATTTGGATCTTTTTCTACTTTTCCTGCTAACCAAGGATCTTTACTAGCCGATGGATTTGCAGTATAACCAGGTTTGGTAATTGGAATTTGTTGACTATTAACAGCAGTTGTTAACTTATCAAAAAGACCCACTCGACTCATTGATAAATTTCCGGCTCCATGCTCAAGTATCCATTTTTTACCATTAGGATTTGTTACGGTTACAAAATTTTTAGTAACCATTTCACCTTTACTGTTCATTCTTGTTATTGATTCTGAAGTATGCCCTGCGTCTCTTGTTCTTTGGGCTGAAGTATTTAACCTTACTCCTTTAGTTTTGCCGGAAGATATGTCAAAAGCCTTCTTTAATGATGGAGTTTTAATTCTACTTCTTACATCAGCCTCAATCTTTTCAAAATCTGATGCTCTTATTGTTGGTGGCTTTTCTGGTTGAGGTGCTGGAGGTGGTTCTGGTAGCCGTTTCTTTAGTTCATCTATTATGGCATTGTCATAATCGGAAAGGGCTTGATCTCCAGGTGGGTGGGAAGCGGACATTTTGGAATTTTTTAAAGATCTTCTCCATTTTTCTGGACCATGTTTTTCAAAATCTTCTAAAAATTCAGTAAGGGGTACTGGGTTATCATCTTTCATTCTTTTATTAAGTCTGCTATTTTGAGTAAATCCATGTGAGTTTACTACATTTGCGGGAAGATTTTTTCCAAACATATCTCTTGCGCCTTTAAGTTTTTGAAGTAGATCTCCCTGTGGTTTTTTTCCAGTTTCTAACTCTTCTCTTTCAAGTGCTATAATTAAATCTTCTATTGGAACTTGTTTCATTAGACCTACATGAGCAAAATCAGTTCCATCTCCCTTTGAAAGCCCTGGAATATTATCAGCAACAATACCCTGAATTAAAGATCCATATTTTTGTGTCATATTTGCAGGTATTACAGACTCACCTGGAGAAAGCATTGCCGGAACTATGTCGCCTGCGCCTTTAGGACCTGGAACACTTACTACTCCGTCTGCATATTTTCTAGGAGCACTTCCTTTAAATCCTGGCCTCATCATTCCTGGATTTGTTCTTGCAAAACTTGCTCCTGCTGCAGTTGCTCTTTGATATGCTGCTGCAAGGGCATTAGTTGCTGCAACCTCTGATGTAAATGTTTGAATTAATCTTGAATGTGTTTGATCTAGAGATGATGCAATTGCTGCTGCTTCCAATTGTTGAGTAGACATATACTGAGTTTGATTTCCAAGTATTTTAGACTGCCCACCAAGACCTAAAAATCCATTTCTTAATGTTAAGAATAATTTAATTATGTTTGCTGCACCGTTAGCAATCAAACCAAAAGTCATAAGTAATGCTGGGCCTATTAGTCCAACTGCTCCAATTAACATTACAATTGCTTTTTTACTTCCTTCTCCAAGCCCGTTAAATTTTTCTAGTATTCTTCCAAAAAATTCTACAATTGGAGTTATTGCTTTTAGGAACTGTTCTCCAACTGGAGCAAGTGCAAGTTTAAGACTTTCTAATGATTTTTTAAATTTAGTTCCAGTAGCATTTTCTACTTTTGCAAGTTCTCTTTCTGACAAAATTGCAAGTTCTTCTACTGAGGCACCTGCTAAATTTAATGTTCTAGATGCTTGAGTTCCATCTTTAGTTATGTTTTGAAACAAAGTTGATAGTCTTGAGAATTGAAATTTTCCAAACAGTTGTTCAATTGCTCTTGCTCTGTTTAAGGGATCAAGTGTGTCAAGTGCTTGTGCAAACTGTACAACTGTGTTTTTAATATTACCTTTATTTCCTTCAACAATACCGTTAATATTTATTCCAAGATCAGCAAGAAATCCTGCTGCTTTTTTAGAGGGGTTAATTAGTGACGCAAGTCCAGATTTAAGTGCGTTAGCGCCTTCTGAAGCGTTAATACCACCCTCTTTCATGGCAGTCATAAAGAATGCAAGATCTTCTACGTCTCCGCCTAACTGTCTAATTACTGGTGCTGCTTTTGGAATTGCAATAGTTAAATCTTCAATATTTAAAACTGTTTGGTTTTCTACAGCGTTAAGAAAATCAATTTTTCCTTTTAATTCATCTGCTGCTATTCCAAATGCATTTGTTAAAGAAATTGTTGTTTCTAATGCTTGATTTTGTTCAATGTTTCCAAGAACTGCAAGTCTGGTTGCTTGAGAAACTTGTGCTAAAAGATCTGAACCCATTTTTCCACTTGCAGCAGCGTCTGCTGCCATTTCCATTGTTTTTTCAATTGCAACACCATATTTTAAAAATTCTTTTGCTAAAAGTTGCACATCTTTTAATGCTTTATCTGTTTCTGTGGAAGAGGTAAACATTTCACCATAAACACGTTTAAACCTAATTGCTTGTTTTTCTAATTCCATAAATGTTTTTGATGCCGTTGTTCCAAGCATTGCAAGTGGAACTGTAAAACCAACCATTAACTGACGGCCAGCCCATTGTGTATTTTTACCAAAATTTAAAAGGTTAGTAGAACCTTGCTTTAACAACTGTCCAAACAATTGTTGTTTCTGTGCAGCAAGGGCAGTCTTTGTTGCTAGATTGTCCATATCCAATGCAAGTGGTCTTATTGCTATTGATTGAATTGCACCATTTGCTGTTCTACCCATTTTAAGATACTGGGTTTGCATTGTTTTAAGGCGTTCTTCTGATACCTTGCCAATTGTGTCATACTCTGATTTAAAAAGTCTTCCAAATGTTTTTGTTGCACCACCAGCATATCTAAAATATTCTCTAGTGGAAAATTTGTTTCTTTCTAATGAATCAGTAAAACTATCAGCAGTACTTCTAACTTCTTGTAGGCTGGCTCTAAACTTTCCAGTAGCATTTATTGAATTTATAAGATTGGTTTGTAAGCCAGCCTGTGCTTTTGCTGCTTGTGCACTAGTTGCAGCAATTGAAGAATGAAAATTAGATAATTGCCTTTGAAGTGCTTTTAGTTGTGCAAGTGCTTGAGAGGCATCAAGATTAACTTGAATATTGGATTCTACGTCAGCCACTCATAACACCTCTTTACTTTATTTTTATAGATTTAACAAAGAAGCGTCTTGAAGTTTAACTCCAGATGCTGCTTCAACAATCTTATAGACTGTTGGTAAATCTAAATTGTCTTCAAGATCCTTGACATTTTCTGCCAATTCTGGTTTATACTGCTGCATAGCAATCAAAACACATTCCATAAGAATGTTCATTGACTTCTCATTGTCTTCTGCTACTGCTGCAATACCCTCAAATTTCTTCATAAATGGACGAAGTAATGAGATCTTTAGTGGTCGTACTGCAATCTTTGTACCATCAATAAGTACAACGGTATCTTCATCAGTTTTTGCTGTTGTTGCCATTTGTTTCTCCTTTTGTTAAGTTAGTTAATTATATCATGAATAGGTTTATTTTTTAGTTAAATCCTCATAATCTAAGCCCATTCCAATACCAAACCCTGCCCTTGCTGCATTAGGACCTTGCAATGATAATACATCATTACCATCACTTGTTTTTCCACCACTGAAGACTCTTGCTTTCATGTCTTCCCATTCTTTTTGTCCCCTGCCATTTTGAGAATTATTTTCTAAATCTACTCCTTGAATTGCTGCTAAGAATTTTTTTTCCTCATAATCTAATTCTCTTTTTGAAGACAAAGTTTGCATAAGTTCTGGTATTGATAAAGAAACTTCTAGTTCTTCATAATTTTTCCATATACCCAAAGTAAACACTTCAGACTCTAGTTTGGCCAAATCTAAATCAAACCAGCCTTCTTCTTTTTCTTTTGATTGTTCTTTAATCTCTGTCTCTGAAGTTGAATTAAACTTAATGCCTGCTGCAATTTCAATAATTTTATAGAGCGTATTAAGGTCAATATGATCATCTAAATTTAAAAATAAATCTGGGCTATATTGTTTCATACAAACTCTACAGCATTCTAGCAAAATATCTATAGATTCTTCATCATTTTTTGAGTTTTCAATAAGCACAAAAATATCCATAAACTCCCTCATATACTTAATTTTTAAAGGAGAGCATGAAATTATTTGATCATTAAGTAATACAATATCAGAAGTATTAAAAACTTTTGTAGCCATTGATTAATTTTAGCACAAAACAACAAAACCCACTCCCGTTATGAGAGTGGGTTATTGTTTACTTTTTTATTTATGATGCAGTTCTGTAGTTAGTACCAGATCCATCATAGAAGGTACGATCAACAATCTTACCATATGTTGCTGTTGTGTCATCTGGAAGCATACGGAATGAAACTTCAAACATAGAAGCCTCTTCACGCTTTGCTGAAACTGTAACAGCCTCAATTGAAAGTGCACGATATCCAACGTATACACGTTCCATTGAGTCAGATTTATTGCCATCGCCAGTACCTGGACCTACTGCAACAATGCCACGCTCAAGTGGTACTTCTCCAATGTCTCCTGCTGAGAGATTAAGAGTTTGTCCTACTGAAGTAGTTTTTACACCAGTCAATGCTGACTCTTTTCCTGCGGTTGCAAGAAGTAAATTTTCTAATGTTGCTTCAGCGAAAGCGGTAGCAAGAGTAACTTGCATTCCCTGCTTGTATAATTTAGCAACGTCAAGAACCTGATCTACGGCAACCTCGCCGAAATCTGGTGTGAAGGTCAATTCAAGACCATTCATTGTATAACCTACGTTTGTATAGTCTGGATCTGCTGACAGAGTAGACTTATATGACTCTGACTGTAGAAATGGAAGAATTTGAGTTGCACCTGATGCTGCTGATGGATCAAGTGTTGAATCTGCAACGAAAATTGCTGCTGCACCTACGATAATATTTGTGGATGTACCACGTGAATATGCTGCCATTTTAAACTCCTTTTTTCAATTTTTTCTATATTAAGTTATCAAAGCATTATTAATGCCTTCTCTAAACTATTATATCAGCCTTTTTATGTATAATATGGGTCTGGATTGTTTATAGTATGGTAGTCATATTCAATAATAAACTTGTTTAAAGTAAGCCCACGCAGGGATGAGAGTTCTGTTAGGTCTCTAACCTCTTCTAATTGATAAACCTTTATATCATGAAAATAGACATTGTTTGTCAGTGGATTATTTAAACTTTTTTCAAGGATGTCCTTATACAATGCTGTACTTGAATCGTCTTGATTGAACCTGCACCAACGGTTTAGGTCTTCTGCTGATGCATCTGCTCTATCTAGTAATTGAGACAAAATTGTGCTAACATCTAAAATTTTGCTGGGAGTTGAATATACATAGTATAATAACTGCTCGCACTTAAGAGGATACAAATTAGTTCTTCTATATCTAATAAGCCTATCATATTGAACAATTACGTCTGGTTGTTGGCTTAGTGCAATTCCTTCATCATCATATTGTGTTGGTATGTCTACCCTGTTTTTACTTAAGTCATCAATTGCTGCTGCGTTAGATGGTATTGTTAGAACACTAAACCCATACTCATTTAATACTGCCTGAATGTAAGCATTTATCCAAATTGGTGGAAAAGGTAAATTTACTACATCTTTTGGCATTTTACTCTACCCCCACATTAATGTTTGTAATCCAACGATAGCCAACTTCTCTACCCTTTGATTTTCCAAGATTTGATCCTGCTCTTAAATTCTTTTTATAGACTGTTGGATTGCTTAAATGATCATAAATTCCAGATGCTCTTAAAAATGTTTGTTTAAAATAATAATTCATAAAGTTGTCAAATGTTTTTTCATAAGAGCCTTGAACCCAGTCTCCTCCAGGATTTGAAACATTGACTGGATTTTTTGTAAAAACTTGTTCTCCGCCAACATCAAAAGAAAGAACTGAGGCATTTCTTGGTTTAATTACAACTGGTTGACCGTACTCCATAATTCTTGCTTTGTTATAAAATGGAACCAGAGAACCCTGTTTGATTGATGTTGATTGTTTAAAATCAGACTTAATGGATAGTCCAAGATTGCTTACGGTATGGGTAACTTCAAAAAGTCTTTTAGATGCCATTCCAACTTTGCCCCATTCATAAACGTGATGCATAGACATTGGATCCATTTTTGCATTTGCATCAACAAACATCTTTAATGCCTCTACTGTTTCTTTTCCTAAGTTATTTAAAAATACTGTTTTTCCTTTTTCTACTCCATCAAAAAATCCAAAAGAATAATCAACAATATTATTCATTTTTTTCATGAATTTTTTATCATCGAATTTAACTTGCATTAGTCAGTCCCACTTTGATTTTCTGTTCTTCGCAAAACAACTTTATAATACTCTACTGTACCAAAAGGGTTTACAACTGGATCATAAGTAGCAATTTCATAAATTGTACCTTTTCCAGAACGCTCTCCAGAAGTTTCTTCATATATAAGTTCGTCCGTACTGTTTCTTATGTTTGTAATAATAATGTTTGTAAGTGAGTTATTTTCTTTATTTGTTGATTTGCGAATGTCATTTTTAATTCTTCCAATAAGCATGTTTTCATTTTTTGTAAAAACCTTTGCTTTAATATCTTCTGCTAATGCTGTTCCACCTGGAGTAAAATTAACAATAACACTTTTATCAAAAATCCAATTCTTTAAACCAGAACCATACATATCACGTTGAATAGTTGGATAGTAGATATCAGCAATCATTGGGTACATAAAATCTGTTGCTTCGCATGACATTACAAAACTCCGATTTTAACTCTGGAATCCGCTATGTACTTTGAAAGAATTTTGTCAACTAAAAGATTGCCAGTACCATCCAATATTGATTTATGAAACTGAAGTTTAAATTGATCTGTATTGTAACTAGTTACATATCTCTTATAGTAATCTAACTTGCCACAACGAATATCATCTATAAGCATTAATGTTGCTTCTTTAATGTCAAGAGGAACTACTTTAAATCCCGTTTCTAAAACAAAAGTAAAATCTGATTGGTTGTCAAAGGAGTTGCCATAGCCGATTGGTCCAAGCCAGTCTGACTGGGCAGTTGGTAAAAACAAAGGAGCCTGCTCTGATCTGTTATATTCTTCTCCTGGCAAATCTTTAATAACCGCAGTTCCATTATCACTTAATTTAAAAGTAATTCCAAAAATTGCTGGGGTTGCTAGACTACTATCATAGTGAAGAATGTTATCTTGATATACCTTTAAAACTTTATGGCTTTTATAATTTATTGGAGCATAGTCAGTTCCAAGTCCTACATACTCAATTGTTTTCTTTTTATAATAGAACCCTTCTTCAAGAACTGCATCAATAATAGATCTTGCTAAAAATTCTTGTTTTTTATATTCTGCAATTTCAGTTGCTGTGGTTGCTAAATCATTTGGATCAGCATATGGTCTGTAAATTTCAAGACCATCTTGAACAACTATGTCAGCGCCTGATCCGCTTTCGGCTTCATAGATTGTGAGGGTATAAGATCCATCATATTTTACGTAATCGTCATCTAAAACATAAGATACTTTTTTGTTGGCATTCGAAGTAACTTCTTCTTCAATTTCTGTAAAATCTGGGCTTTCTATAACTATTAAATAATCAGCATAAGCATTTGGAACATCATAGGTAATTGTAATTGGGTATGGTGGAAGTCTTAATACTTGCATTATTTAATACCATAGTGCTTTGCAAGTTCTAAAGCGCTAGCCTCTCTAACTGATTTGTGTTGTAGGTAGATATCAAGAAATTCTGTTTTAACAATATTGTATCCTCTATCTATGTGTCCGTATGTATCAAAATAAAGGTTTTTATCAGAGTAGATTACTGCCTGACTATTTTGTTCTTTTACTTCAACAATCTTTTCTTCGGTTGTTTTCTTTGCAGTTGACATCTTACTCCTTTTGTTATTATTATATCAGATTTAATTAAAAAGGGCAGAGAACGAATCCCCTGCCCTAAATAATTGCTTAATGATTAGGAAGCAGCAATGTCCTTATAGGCAATTGCGTCTTCTTCTTCAATTTGAACACCAAAACGTACGAATACGGTGTATTCAATTGTATCTTTCTTTGGAACATATTGACGATTGACGGTAATATCCCGTTGGAATCCCCAAATACGGTTCTGTGGGAAGGTAAGATCGACATAATCTGCTGGGTAGTAAGGAACTTCCATTACGTCAACGCCAAGTACACGAGTGGTACGGGCTCCTCCGAATGTCTGTCCTTGTCCATCAAGATAGTCTTGACGATTTGCTTGTGTGCTACCGTTACGGCTTGAGAAAGCCTCAGAGATAGCATCTGCAAGAGTACCGTTGTTGCGTACGATGCTTTGGAAAACATCTGTACCTGCATAGAACTTAAGATTGTTCTTAAGTGCACGATACTTACGTGGCATTGCATTAATAATGCCTTGCATAACTGGGGTTGTCCAGTTATCAGATACAACTGCTGGAAGAACTGAATCGTGTGCATGACCACTTCCACTGCCTGTTGTAGTTTTCTTAACAAAGCCTTCCATAATAGAAAGGAATGATCCTGTTGAACCGTCTCCGTTAATAGCCAAATCTTCGATATCATTACCGAATGCATTGGTCATCAAACGAACAAGATGATCTTCAAGAGCAGCACCTTCAATATTATCTTCTAGACCTTCTGATGTAACTTCCCAATCAAGACGAATCTTTTTG